ACGGCACCAAATTCTTTTAGGGGGATATGGGGTCAAAAGTCGTAAGTGACCTCATAGAAAAGACCGCCCCCCCGTCAAATTTTTACGTGGTCAAAAGTCCATAGGGGGGTATACCTCCGATATTTAACAGTTTTTAGAAATTCAGGAGGTTTGTATGTCTAAAACTGGCCGACCTCCTAAGCCATTGCAAGAAAAAATATTGTCTGGTGCTCGTATTCGAGATGACCGTGACGATGATGCACAAGTTGCAAATGCAGCAGTAGATTTAGGCATGCCACCATGCCCAGTATGGCTGAATAAAAAAGCCAAAAAGCATTGGGACACATTAGGACCAACTTTAGTTCAGGCTGGATTGTTATCTGTGGTGGATGGCGATGTATTCGGATTGCACTGTGACAATATGGCGGCATATGAAGAGGCAATGTCAAAACTGACGGTTGTGTCTGAGTGGGTAGCAAAAACTCCAAACGGATTTGAAGTTCAAGCAGCTTGGCTTCAGATTCGCAATAAATTGCAAGAACAAATTATTAAAACTGCCCGTGAATTTGGTCTGACACCCGCAGCACGTTCTAGTGTGAAAGTGAATAAACCACAGCAACTTAATTTACTTGGCGCATCAGCTGCAGTTGAAGAAGATGAATTTTCTGGTATGGGCATTCGTTCAAGTTAAGTGAAAAATTATGCGTGATTACTTCAAAATCGCGCTCCAGTATTGCCATGACGTGCGCTCTGGAGTGCGCGTTGCAGGTCAGTTGGAAAAACTGGCAATTAAAAGGTTTTTATCAGATTTAGCAAGGTCAGGTTTTGATCCTGAATCAGTTGATGATGAGAGTAAGGCTTTACTTCAAAAACTCAAGTTTAAACCCCAGCCAGATATAGATTTTGATTATGAATTAAATCTTGAGCGTGTCACCCACGCTTGTCGATTTGTTGAGGCTTGCCCACATGTGAAAGGCAAGTTGGCAAAAATGAAACCTGATGGTTCCCGTCATCGCCTGATTTTAGAGCCATGGCAAATATTCTGCATGATGAATATTTTTGGTTGGGTTGATAGCGATAACAAACGTCGATTTTTATATGTTTATATTGAGGTCGCAAAGAAAAATGGAAAATCTACTTGGCTTGCAGCCGTTGCGTTATACCTTGCTTTTATCGATGGTGAAATGGGGGCTGAAGTTTATACAGCAGCTACTTCGCGGGATCAGGCAAAAATCGTATTTGAAGATGCAAAAACAATGGTGGAGTTCTCTCCACGTATGCGCTCAACCTTCGGTATTGAATTTTCACAATATTCTGTGTACCAGACAGAAACAAACAGCACGCTTAAAGCGTTATCACAAGATCGGGGCGGCACAAAAGACGGTTTGAACGTCCATGCGGCAATTATTGATGAATTACATGCGCATAAAACTGCAGATATGTATGACATTGTGGCCAATGGTGTAGCAGCTCGTGAAGAGCCATTAATTCTTGCCATTACTACTGCTGGAGACGATACAACCAGCAAATGTTACCAAGAACGTCAAGTTGTAGTTGATATCCTTAAAGGAAAAGCTACTCATGACCAGTACTTTGGCATGGTTTTTTGCTTAGATCGAAATGATGATTGGAAAGATCCAACTGTTTGGCCTAAGGCAAATCCTAATTATGGTATTTCTGTGACGGAAAAATACCTGCATTCAGTCTTTGAAAAGGTCAAAGTAAGTCCAAAACAAGAGGGCATTACTCGGCAAAAACATCTGAATGAATGGGTAGGTGCTGTTGATGGTTGGATTGCACCATCTGTCTGGGAAAATGCAGGTCGGGAAATCTCAGAATCATCATTTGATGGGCAAGTCTGTTTTGGTGGTTATGACCTTGCCAGTCGCCTAGATTTAGCTTCTTGGGGGCGGTTACGTCCAAAGCTTGAAGATGGGAAAGTACATTGGTACATCTTTACCAGTAATTATATTAGTGAGCACGTTGTAGATACCAAAGAAGCTATTAATGGTGAAAAAAGACCTGATGAATACCCTGTTTGGCGTGATCAGGGATATTTGATTGTTACTGAAGGTAAAACAACAGATTTTGAGCAAATTCAGCGCGATATTGAAGATTTCCACACTGAAAATCCATTTTATGAGATGGGTCACGATCCATACCATGCCGCGCAATTGACAGCAAATTTACTTGATGAAGGGATCAATGTTATTGAAGTTCCCCAAGTTACCAAGTTTATGTCAGAACCAATGCGCTGGATTGAGCAACTTCTGGCTGAAGATCGGCTGCACCATGATGGTGATCCTGTCTTGAAGTGGTGTATGTGTAATGTTGTCATACGTCCAGATGTAAACAATCAAATCTTGCCTAGAAAAAACTCTCCAGGGAAAAAAATTGATGCTGCTGTTGGTCTCATTATTGCTGCATCACGTGCTATGCATTATGACAATGAATCTGTATTTGAGTTGGTGCCTGGCGAAGATGACGGGAATATTGATGACTGGTTGAAAGACATGATTAAGGTGAAAAAGCGATGAGTAAAAAGCGCGATAAAGTTAAAAGTCGTGATAAAAACAATCGCGATAGTCTAAAGGTTCGGGGAACGGGACCAATGCAAGACAAAACGGGGACGACCATTATTGATCGTCCCCGTTCTGGTTTTAGAACGGCTAAGCCTGTGACTTTTGACAGTGCCATGACACTTAGTGCTGTTTTTGCCTGTGTCAAAATTCTGACAGAGTCAGTAGCAACCCTTCCTCTGCAAATGTTCCAGTTAAAGTCTGATGGAACCAGAGCACAAGTTAAAGATCATGATGTTATTCGATTGCTTTACAACAAGCCCAACCGATACCAAACCAGAGTAGAGTTTTTTGAACAGCTCATGCTCAATTTGGTCGCGGGAAATGCTTATGTAAAAAAGGATTTTATTGGCAAGAAATTAGTCAGCTTACAAGTCATCAATTCTGGTTCAGTCGATCCGAGTATTCGAGAGGATGGCACACCGCTATATAAGTGCAAAATTGGTAGTAAGACTGTTGAATATACTGATAAAGAAATTTGGCATATCAAGCTTTTTGGTACTGGATTTGTCGGTATGTCACCTATTGCCTATGGTGCTCAGTCAATTGGCATTGGTTTGGCTGGCAGTGATAAGACCTCGCGTTTGATGTCAAATGGTGCAAAACCAACAGGTGCTATTTTGACACCAAAATGGCTTAAAAAAGAACAACGTGACGAAATTCGTGACGAAATGGATATTCTTGTGAATGGCGATGATGGTGATATGCCAGTTCTTGAAGGAGGAATGACCTTTGAGCAAATCAGCCTAACGCCTGAAGATCTTGAATTGATTGAAATTCGAAAGTTAGCCGTTGAAGAGGCATGTCGTTATTTTGGTGTAAATCCTATCCTCATTTTCAGTACCGATTCTAGTACGACATGGGGTAGCGGTATCGAGCAATTGGTTGATGGCTTTCATAAGTTCGGTTTGCGCCCATATTTAGAGCGGATTGAAGAAAGTGCACGTATCCACCTTTTGCAACGACATGAATGGGATGAATATGAGTTCGAATTTAAGACCAAGGACTTGTTACGTGCTTCATATCTAGAACGGATTAAATCCAACAAAGATCGAATTTTGAGTGGTCAAGCCACGATGAACGAGGTGCGTGTGGAAGAGGGTGATGCACCAATTGAAAATGCAGATTTCTTACTGGCACCAGTGAACATGACAACAGCCGAACGTATGAAAAAAGGCAATTATGGAGCGAAAGCTGATGAATCAAAACCTGCTAGTGCGTAATAAAGCGCTGCCAAACTTGCCGAAAGTTCAATGTCGGCGTATGCCAATTGGGGCTGAAAATTTACGTTTCATTCAAGATGATAAAACTGGTGCGGTAAAGGTCAGTGGCTATGCTGTGAAATGGGATTCAATTAATTTTTACGGTGAAAAATTCATTCGCGGTGCATTTGCTGAAGTTTGTGCAGCATTTACAGCAGGGAATAAAAAAGTACATGCATATTATAACCATGGCTGGCGTATGTATTGGGTTGATTCGCTGATGGCATTGCGGATTGGTAAATATATAGTTTTAAGAGAGGACGAGATTGGTCTTTATCTAGAGCTGGAATTTACACCTGGTTTGTATTGGGCGCAGCAAGTAGCTGCCATGGTCAAACATGAAACCGTAGATGGTTTCTCGGTTGCATTTTATCCACCTAATCCAATGGATATAGAGGACAAAGGTACGCATGTTGAAATCAAGCGTGCTGATATTTATGAAATTAGTGTTGTAGATGAGCCAGCCGATAGTGCAGCCCGAATCATCAATGATGATGCGATTGATTCCATTGAAACAGAAAATGATGCTGAAGAGCTTATTCGTTCTATGGGCTTTCCTGGTGAGTACGCAAAAAAATTGATGGCACGTTTGTCTGGAATGCAAAAACCGCATGAAGAACCAGTGTCACAGAAAGATCCACTTGGTTGGCTCGATGACTAAGCCAATCACAATTTATTTATTACCCGCTTAATGCGGGTTTTTCATTTTCTATGCATAGGAAAAATAGTATGAATGCTTTATCAAAAACTCAAGTCGCTTTAGCAATTGGATCAGCTGCTGCGGGGAATATCTATTCGCCATTTTTAGGTTTGCACACACGTGATACAGCTGCTGCAAAAGAATTTGAACAGCTCTGTGGTGACTTAAAAACGCGTAAACAGCAGCTTGACGATTTAATCACCCGCTATAAAGAAAAACTTGAAGGAAAAGTTGAATTACCGCAAGACGTAAAAGATGATCTTGAAGCGCGCTCAAAAGAAATTAAAAAGTTGTCTTCTGATCTTGAAGAAGTTCAGCAGAAGCTGATTGAAAATATTCACGAACGAAGCAAGCCAGAACAAGATAGTGTGGCATCTATTTTGATTCGTAATAAAGATATTGCAGATCAAGCTGCTGCAATCCTTAAATCTCGTGGTAAGTTTTCAATTGATGGCATTCAAGCACGTAATATCGTAACTCTGGATGGTTTACCAGCAACAACTCAATTTGCTACTGGAACAATCAACACAGCGACACGTGCACTGGCTTTGTTGGATTTAATCAGCTTTACACCTATCACTGAAAAACTGGTCCCACTTTTCCGTGAATCAGCCTATGACATTATGGCGGATTTAGTAGAAGAATCTAACGATAAACCTGAATCTGATATTGAATTTGGCGTAGTTGAAATGGCGGTAGGCACAATTGCCCACTGGATCCGTGTTTCAAACCAGTTGATGTCTGATATGCCGACCTTAGCTTCGTATATTGAAGGTCGTTTGGCATATGGTGTACGCCTTAAACTTGAATACAAACTTGTAAATGGTGACGGTAAAACATCAGGTGCACGCTCATTTATTGGCTTGATTGAAGTTGGCACCCATTTGACTGTGGCTGTTGGTACAAATGATAGTGCTAT